TAATGGGAGAATTAAATGGCTTTGGTTATAAATGACAGAGTAAAAGAAAATAGTACAACATCTGGTACAGGTAATATTACGCTCGCGGGTATTGCAGCTGGACAAGGTAATGTAACTTTTGCAAGTGGTATTGGAACTTCTAATACGACTTATTATTGTATTTTTGAACAAGGCACAAACACGTTTGAGATTGGAGTTGGAACTTTATCTGGCTCTACTACTTTGGAGAGAACAACAGTTATAAATAACTCTTCAGGTAATACATCTAAAATAAGTTTTACAGGCGGAACATTAGATGTATTTGGTACAATGCCTGCAGCAAAAACGGTTTATCTCGATGCGTCGGGTACACCAGTAGGAGCAGCTTCAGCAGGTTTTGCACTTGCGATGGCTGTTGCGTTATAAAGGAATAAAATATGGCACAAAATTTTAGAAACAATTTACAAAGAAATGTTGGAACATCAGAAGTTACTTTAATAACTGGTGGAGACTTTGATGCAGTTATTGGAATCAGATGTTGCAATGTTTTAACCTCTACTATTTTAGTTGACGTTTTTATTGAAAATAGCAGTAATGATCATTTTCTAGCTAAAAACGTTTCAGTCCCACCAAATAGTGCGATTGAATTAATTCAAGGTGGAGCAAAAATTGTTTTAAAGAATGGTGATGTATTAAAAGCTAAAAGTAATACTGCTTCTAGTTTAGATATTGTCACTTCATTCATAGACGATATTAGTTCGTAGGAGGAATTATGACGGCAATAGTAAACGGAATCCAATACATAGGAGGCGGAACGGCTCCTGATGAATTTATAAAAAATCAAGCAGGTACAATTGATGGTACACAAACTGTTGAGAACGGAGTTCTTGCGGGACCAATAACTGTGCCCGGCACGATAACAGTAACAGGGGTATTAGTCATTGTCTAAAATAGAAGTAAATACAGTTGCACCACAATGCGGAACTACTTTAACACTAGGTGAATCTGGTGATACGGTGACTCTTGGCTCTGGTGCTAGTCAATCAGGTTTTGGTAGAACAGGAACTGTTGATTGGGATACAACTCCAAAGACAGCGACATTCACTGCAGTTTCTGGAGACGGATTTTTTGCAAATACAACAGGTAGTGCATTTAATATGAATTTACCAGCAGGTTCTGCTGGAGCGATAGTATCCGTAGCTGATTATGCAGGCACTTGGCAAAATAATGCTTTAACAGTTGTACCAAATGGATCAGATAAAATTGGCGGAACAAATGCTAATGTAGTTTTAAATACAGAGGGTCAATCAGTAACTTTTATATTTGTAGATAGCACTCAAGGATGGGTTAATGTTCAAGATTCAACAAGTAATGAAAGGGGAAACGCCTTTATAAGCGCAACTGGTGGAACTGTTACAGAATCTGGTAATTGTAAAATTCATACTTTTACAGGGCCTGGAACTTTTACAGTTTCTCAAGCTGCAGTTTGTGCAGCACACAATGTAGTTTCATATGCTGTAGTAGCTGGTGGTGGCGGTGGTGGCGGAATGCAAGGTGGTGGTGGCGGTGGAGCTGGTGGATTTAGAGAAACTAAATCTCCAGTAACTCCTTATACCGCAAGTCCATTGTGTGGAGCTGGAACTCCAGCAAATTTAATTACAGTTACAGCAACAGCTTTTCCAATTACAGTTGGAGGAGGAGGTGCTGCAGCTGTAAGTAAACCTTGTACGTCAAGAACTTGTGGTGTAAGTGGATCTAATTCACAATTTTCAACAATAATAAGCGCTGGTGGTGGCGGCGGTGGTTTATTTAATACAGTGGGTAAAAACGGAGGATCTGGTGGTGGCGGAGGCGGTAGAGGTTCTTTCGCAGGTGGGTCAGGAAATACTCCCCCAGTTACTCCAGCACAAGGTAATAATGGCGGAGTTTCTGCTTCAATACCTGCACCTGGTAGTAGTGGTTCAAATGACAGAGGTGGTGGCGGAGGTGGAGCTACTGCTGTTGGTGGAAACGGAGGAGGAACACCACCATCTAATTCAGGTAGTGGTGGTAATGGAGCAACAACTTGTATTTCAAGTACACCTACAGCTTTTGCTGGTGGTGGCGGAGGTGGTTTTGATGGTGGCAGTGGAACAACAGGAGCTGGTGGAACTGGTGGTGGTGCCACAGGAGGAAGAGATTGTGATGCTCCAGGTCCAGCAGGCGGAGTTAATACTGGTGGTGGCGGCGGTGGAGCTGGAACAGCTAATCCTGGAGGAGGCACAGGTGGTTGTGCAACTGCTGGTGGTTCAGGTATAGTAATAATAAGGTATAAATTTAAATAATTATGACAAGCACAATTAAAGTAAACAACATACAAAACCAATGTGGTGCAAACATTATTAACGAGAATAGTAATACTATTACTCTTGGCGCTAGTGGTGATACAATTGCTTTAGCATCAGGTGCATCACAAACTGGATTTGGTAGAACAGGGACTGTAGATTGGCAAACAGGATCAGTCAAAACATCAACATTTACAGCTGTAAATGGTCAAGGATTTTTTGCTAATACATCTGGTGGAGCTTTTACAATGAACTTACCAGCAGGCACAGCAGGAAACATTGTATCTGTTGTAGATTATACAAACACATTTCAAAACAATAATTTAACAATTACACCTAATGGATCACAAAAAATAGGTGGAATAGCTGCATCATTTACAGCATCTACTGAAGGTCAATCTTTAACATTTGTATATGTAGATGATACTGAAGGTTGGAAAAATATTCAAGATTCAACTTCTAATGCTATAGGTAACGCATTTATAGTAGCCAGTGGTGGAACAGAAACAGAATGTGGAAATTGTAAAATTCATACATTTACAGGTCCTGGTTCATTTGCAGTTACACAAGTTCATCCTTGTGCAGCTAATAACGAAGTAAGTTATGTTGTAATAGCAGGCGGTGGTGCAGGTTCTTCTGGACTAGGATCGAATGCTGGTGGAGGTGGCGGAGCAGGAGGATATAGAGAAACCAAAGCCCCAGTAACATCTTATACGGCTAGTCCTTTAGATGGTCAGCCAAGTGCACCTAACAGAATTACAGTTACAGCAACTAGTTTTCCTATTGTTATAGGCGCTGGCGGTGCAGCTACTGGTGCTCCAGGTGGAAGAGGATCAAGTGGTGCTGTATCAACTTTTTCAACAATAACAGGTGCTGGTGGTGGAGCAGGCGGTGCAGGTTCAGGAACACCAGGTCCAAGAGATGGTGGAAATGGTGGATCAGGTGGTGGTAAAGCAGGAAGTGATGTTCCAGGAAGTTTATCAGTTGCAGGAACAGGTAATACACCCCCTGTAAGTCCCCCTCAAGGGCAACCAGGCGGAGGTGGTACATCAACTCCAGGTGTTTCAGGTGATAAAGAGGGTTTTGGTGGCGGAGGTGCTACAGAAGCAGGACAAACAGGTGAGTCAGCATCAGGTGAATCAGGTAGAGGTGGAGCTGGTGCAACATCGAGTATTAATGGAACTCCAACACAAAGAGCAGGTGGAGGTGCTGGAGGAGCAGGTGCAAGTGGCACATCAGGCACAGCAACAGGTGGTGGTGGAACAGGTTCATTTGGTTGTAGTGTTAATAATGGTAATGCAGGAACAGCTAATACAGGTGGTGGAGGAGGCGGCGGTGCTAATGGAGCACCAGCAAATGGTAATGCTGGAGGATCTGGTGTAGTAATAATAAGATATAAATTTAAATAGATAAATTATGAGTGAAATAAAAGTAAATAAAATTAGTCCAAGATCAGGCACAGCAGTAACATTAGGAGATAGTGGCGATACGTTCACAATTCCTGCTGGTGCAACAATTAATAACCAAGGTACAGCAACAAACTTTGGTGCAACAGGTTCAGCTTCTTGGGTAACAACAGTTAAGACAGCAGATTTTACAGCAGTAGCTGGTGAAGGATATTTTGTAGATACAACAAGTGGACCAATTAATGTAACCCTTCCAGCTGGAAGTGCTGGAGCGGTTGTTGCAATAAAAGATTATGCAGGAACTTTTTCTGGTGCAAATAAAGTAACATTAGTTAGAAATGGTTCAGATAAAATTGGTGGTCAAGCTGTTAATGGAACTTTATTAACAGAAGGTATTGCAGTAACATTAGTTTTTGTAGATTCAACACAAGGTTGGTTAGTAACAGATTCAGGTTTACAAGATGAGGCTCCTACAAGATTATTTGTTACAGCAACAGGTGGATCAGAAGTAATTTGTGGTAATTTTAAAATTCATACATTTACAGGTCCTGGATCTTTTACAGTTACTTCTGCAGGAAATGCAGAAGGATCAAATGAAGTTTCTTATATGGTAGTAGGAGGCGGTGGTGGTGCTTCTACCGTTGTAGAGGCTGTAGGTGGTGCTGGTGCTGGAGGTTTTAGAGAAGGAAAAGCATCTTCAGATTCATACACTGCTAGTCCATTAAATGCACCTGCTGGTTTATCAGTCACAGCAACAACTTTTCCAATTACAGTAGGAGCTGGTGGTGCTGGTGCTTCTGGATCACCTTCTTGTCAAGCTGGTGGTTCTGGTGGAGTTTCAACTTTTTCATCAATAACATCTGCTGGTGGTGGAGGTGGAGGTGGTTTTAAATTTAACGGTGCCGCTGGAGGATCAGGTGGTGGTGCAGGTGGAAGACAAGATTTTGCTGGTGGTGCAGGTAATACACCACCCGTAAGTCCACCTCAAGGAAATGCCGGTGGGAACTCAAATTCACCTAACAATGGTCCTGAAGATTCTGGTGGAGGTGGAGGCGGTGCTACAGCTGTAGGTACTGCTGGCACAACACCGACTGGTGGTACAGGGGGTGCTGGAGCAACTACAAGTATAAATGGAAATCCAACAGCTTTTGCTGGAGGTGGTGGAGGTGGAAGTCAAAATGCTACCAAAGGACCAGGAGGCACAGGAGGTGGTGGAAATGGTGGTCAACCAGGAGTATGTTCTCAAGCTGGAACAGTAAATACTGGAGGTGGTGCTGGTGGAGGTACTACTCCTCAAGAACCTTGTAGCGCAGCTGGTAAAAATGGTGGTTCTGGAATTGTAATAATAAGATATAAATTCCAAGGTTGATGAATAATTAAAATTAATATATAAGGAGAAACATTATGGCACATTTTGCAAAACTAGGAGCTAACGGAAAAGTTATATCAGTGTTAACACTTGATAACAAAGATATGTTAAATGCTGATGGTGTTGAAGATGAAACAGTAGGTCAACAATATTTGGAAAGACACAATAATTGGCCTGCACAAATGTGGATTCAAACATCTTATAATACTGTTAGCAATACACACAATTCTGGTGATAACTCAAAAGCATTTAGAGGAAATTACGCAGGTATAGGTTATATTTGGGACGAAGATAATCAAATCTTTTGGCCTAAAAAACCTTATGCATCTTGGGTAAAAAATACTACAACTGCTAATTGGAATTCACCAATAGGTGATGCTCCAGCTTTAACTGCAGAACAAACTTCACAAAACGAAGCTGGCACACATTCTTGGGGATACTCTTGGAATGAAACTAATCAATCTTGGGACTTGACAGATAGCCAAGCATAAATTAAAAATGGTGGTGGTATGCAGAAGAAAGTATTAACAGAGCAATCTCTATATTATGGTGATGTGGCAATGCCTAAAGATTGGGACATTGATCGAGATAAATTATCAGGTGATATTTTACAATCAGTAATTCAAAACAAACAATTTCCATTTTCAAGAACTTGGGATATGTTAAATACCTATATGAGAGATCACGTTGGTCTTGAGTATGATATCAATTTAATTAACAAAGAAACGTGGGGCAACATTTATAAACCTCAAGAGACTACAATTCCATTATTAAACGTAGATCCAGTAGATTTACGTAATTCACCAGACTTTACATTATTATATGGTGTAAAAGTTAAAGATTGTTTTGTTAGAATACACTTTGAAGATAATAGACGTAAAGGCAGAAGTTGGGATTTACCATTAACTAATAATCAATTTATAATGTTTCCATCTACTAATATGTATTACTTAACCAATAATCAAAAAGATAGTTTGAATTTTGTTCAAACAATAACTTATGAATATATCTAATTACTATTGGTATTTTAGTGGTGTTCTTACACCTAGATTCTGTGATGATATTATAGCATACGCTAATAAACAAAAAGAAGTTATGGCTAGAACAGGCGGGTTTGGTGATAAAGAATTAAATAAAGAAGAAGTTAAAAATTTACAAAGAAAAAGAAAGTCTGATTTGGTATGGCTTAATGATACCTGGATATATAAAGAATTACATCCATATGTACACAAAGCAAATAAAATGGCTGGTTGGAACTTTGATTGGGAAAGATCTGAATCTTGCCAATTTACAAAATATAAATTAAACCAATATTATGATTGGCATTGTGATAGCTGGGATAAACCTTATGATAGACCAAACGCACCAGAAAATGGTAAAATTAGAAAACTATCTATGACCTGTCAGTTAACAGATGGATCAGAATATAAGGGTGGTGAATTAGAATTTGATTTTAGAAATTATGACCCACATATGCGAGATGAATCAAAACATAGAATACAATGTAAAGAGATATTACCAAAAGGTTCTATTATTGTGTTTCCTAGTTTTGTGTGGCATAGAGTTAAACCAGTAACATCAGGCACAAGATATAGTCTTGTGGTATGGCATTTAGGAAAGCCATTTAGATAATGTATATAAATAATTATTTTAACACGACTATTTGGTCAGAACAAAAACTAGAGTTTGTAAAATCTTTAAACAAGGCATCTAATAAATATATTAAAGATGCAAGAAACAGAGAAAAAGCACATATAAAAAAATGGGGTGACTTTGGAAGATCTTATCATTCAACACCATTGACAATGGACAATGACTTTTTAGATTTTAGAAATTACATTGGTCAAAAGTCTTGGGAATATTTAGATCATCAAGGTTATGATATGTCACAATACTCAACTATGTTTAGTGAAATGTGGGTACAAGAGTTTGCTAAAAAAGGTGGTGGTCATCATTCAGCACACATACATTGGAATCAACACGTATCAGGTTTTTACTTTTTAAAATGCAGTGATAAAACTTCTTACCCTGTATTTCACGAACCGAGAACAGGTGCAAGATCTACAAAATTAAAAATGAAACCAAACATTAAAGGTGTATGGGGTGGAAGTGAATTAATACACTTTAAACCAACACCAGGCACACTAATTATATTTCCAGGATTTTTAGAACACGAATTTTCTGTTGATTACGGTAAAGAACCTTTTAGATTTATACATTGGAATATACAAGCTGTACCAAAAGAAATGGCAAAAGATGTTTAAAAAAAATAAATATACAGTTATTAAAAAAGCAATATCAGAAGATCTTGCAACTTTTATTGCTAATTATTTTATAATGCAAAAACAAGTTTATGATACTTGTAGACAAGCAAGATACTTTTCACCATTTGAAAATATTATAGGTTACTATGAAGGTAAAGATGAACAGATACCAGAAACTTATAGTCAGTATTCTAATATAGCTATGGAAACATTAATGTTAAAATGTCAACCTCAAATGGAAAAGGCGACAGGATTAAAATTATATCCTGCATACACATATGCTAGAATTTACAAAAAAGGTGATGAACTTAAAAGACACAAGGATAGATTCTCCTGTGAGATATCTACGACAATGAATCTTGGTGGTGATGATTGGCCAATATATCTAGAACCATCTGGAGAAGTTGGTAAGAAAGGTGTTAGAGTAGATCTAAAACCAGGAGATATGTTAGTTTATTCTGGTTGTGAGCTAGAACATTGGAGAGAGAAATTCAAAGGCAAAGAATGCGTACAAGTTTTTCTGCATTATAACAATCGTAAGACACCGGGAGCTAAAGATAATATGTTTGACAAGCGTCCACATTTAGGTCTTCCTTCTTGGTTTAAACGATGATATAATTCTTAGATGGAGGCAGGGCACCACCACATACCCCCTGTCTCCTTTTAAGGACATTTATGAATTTAGGTTTTGACGCAATATCACAATTTCCCATATCTCAAGTTGGAAAAGATGATACAGTAACTATCACAGTTACAGGCAATAATTTAATTGCTAACATTGGTAATCCAGATATTGCAGCTGACGCTGTACAAGAATTAGTTACAGGAGATAATTTAGTATTAGGTATAGGAACCGTAACATTAGTTGGTACAGCCAACCTTGAGGCATCTAAAAATCCACTGACTCTTGGAACAGGAACCGTTACAGTCACTGCAGACGCTAATGTTACAGCATCTGGAAACAACTTGATTATACGTAGTGGATCTGTTAGTATCGTCGGAAACGTAGTACAAGAAGCACCTGCTAACGCTATGACTTTAAGAACAGGCGAAGTAGGTGTTATATCTTGGAACGAAATTATACCAGGAGCAACAATGGTTTGGACACCAATTAAACCG